ATTATTCTTTCGATTCCTTGAAGATATTCTTTATTTTTTTGCATGTAGGGATCAGAGATAGAATATTTTCCAGCTCCTGCATGAGAGTCTATAAAGATAAAATTTTTATCTTTTTTTTTTACATAATCTAAAACATAAAGAAGTATGAAATGTTTTAAAACATCAGCTGAATTTCCAGCGTGATATCCGTGCCTATAGCTCAGCATATTAAATAAGTTTTTGTATTTTTTTTATAGTTTCAGTTAAGTGAGACTTTTTATAAGGCTTTCCTTTAACAACCCAAACCGAAAGAGGCCATGAGCTATCTTTTTTATTTCTTGCAATAATATGAATGTGTAATTGCGGAATGATGTCTCCAATTTTCTCTACATTTAAATTAAAAGCCTTAAAAGTTTTTTTCATAACTCTGCTGCAATAATCAATTTCTTCCATAAGTTTTATTTGATCTTTTTTATTTAAGTCGAGTATTTGTCTAATATTTTTTCTTTTTGGGATGAGAATGAGCCAAGGAAATTTAGCATTATCCATCAATCGCGCAGTACATAACTTTAGATCAGCTACAGAATGAGTAGTTTTGATTAATTTTTTGTGTAATTTAAACATGTAATTAAATTAAATAACTATTTTGAATCTTTATGCTTTGAGAGAGGCATAAAATTAATGGACGACGATGTTCTGTCCGTGGTGCAGAACCCTGAGACCGGAAACATTGAATCTGTTGTACTGGAGACTCACGGCTCTTTATCTGGCGACTTCTGGATTGATGCAAGCGGTTTTTCCAAAGTACTAATGACCCATATAGGAAACACCGATTGGGAGTCGTTTAGTAAATACTTACTCTGTGACTCGGCTATTGCTGGCCCAACAGAGTCAGACCCCTCTAACCAAATACGCCCATACACTAGAGCACGGGCAATGTCTTCAGGTTGGGCGTGGGAGATTCCTACACAGGAACGACGTGGCAATGGCTATGTATTCTCTTCACAATTTATGGATGAGGATAAGGCAGCAGAAGAGTTATCTAACCTAACAGGTTATTCTTTTGACAAACACCGCCACTTTAAGTTTGATCCCGGATACTTAAAGAATCCGTGGGTTAAAAACTGCTGCGCTGTAGGGCTTGCCAAGATAACAGAAGCGGGAGCAGTGTAAGTTTGGGCAACGGTGGTAGCGCCCATGTTGCGGATCGTGCCAGCAGTGGTGCCGGTTGTGTTTTTAACAGTGCCGAGCAGCCAAGGGCCAAGGTGTGTTGCGAATCCCATGATGTTTCCTTACATACAAGTTAAGTGCATCAATCTGTATGTCGTCAGCCGGGACTGTTTGATGCACCGGATAAGCCCGGATTGAAAGCAATATACACCAAAAGAAAAAGGGGCACAAGGCCCCTTTTAAATATTTCCGAAGAAATATTAGGCTGAACCGGGGGAGCCGAAGACGCCCAATGGATCAGACCAGCCGAAGCTATAACGCTCACGGGCCTTGTAACGAACGTTACCTGTGTCGAAGTCACCATCCATAGATGTGGACAACGCCATACGCTCGAAGTGCTTCAAGCCGTTAGGTACGTCAGTTGTCAAGAACCAGCCGGTTGTGTCGGTCAGGTAGTGGTTGATTGTGTAGCCGTCAGGAATTGAGCCGTTGTTCTTCAACGCGTTGATGTCGTTGTCAGCAGTACCAACACGCAGGCTGGTCTCGAGCAAACGAGTAGCAACGAACTGAAGTGCTGGTGGCACGATCAATTTCTTAGGCTTAGCAGCGATCAACAGGCCACGCTCATCAGTCCAAGCGGCGATCTGAATCACAGCGTTTTCCAACGATGTTTCATTCAAGTCAGAGTTGGTTGAAGGACGATTGCTGTTAGTACCACCAGACACCAATGGGTGCGCTGTAGAGAACAGAGCAACACCATCACCACCAGCGTAAGCATTGCTGAAACCGTTGTTCAAAACGGATGCAGCTTTAACTTGCTTGGTGTAAGCCATAGCACGAGCCAAACCTTTGGTGTAACGAGCAGACAAGCTGTCGTACAAGTTATCTTCAACCGCTTCTTCAGTGATTGAGAAACCCAAGGCGATGGTTTCGTGGTTATAGCGAGCCGTGAACGCTTCTTGCGCATTGTCATAAGCAATGGCTGAACCTTCGTTCTTGACAGGAGCAGCAGAGAAGCCAGACAGTTTTGTCTCTTCTTCAAAGCTACGCTCAGATTTCTCTGTTTCGTAGATTTCTTTGTGCTCTTCGCCGTAGGTGGCATACTGCAAGCCGAACAAAGCGTTCAAGCCGGGGAGCAGGTCTTTAAGTAGTTGTGCGCGTGAAATTGCCATGGTAAGTTACTCCTTAAGCAGCGTAGTAGTTGTGAACGCCAAAGTTCAACTTAACCAGAACTTCTGGAGATTGAACCAAAGCAATCGTTGCACCAGCAGTGGGTGTGGTGGTCACGGCTGCACTGATTGTCAGTGTAGTGTTACCGGTTGTGGTCACAGTCGCGGCAGTAGCCACGTTTGCGCCAACGCCCAATTGCTGAAGTTGACCGCCAACCAATTGGAAAATGTCAGTTCCGACAGGAATGACTTGACCAACTGTAAGACCGGACACAACGAACGATGTTGTAGAAGTGCTTACGAAAGTAGCAGAAGTGCTGATCTGTGTATCAGGAACCAAGTTCAAGATACGGAAAGCACCGCCAGAACCAACAGCAGTTGTTGTATTTGCAGCAACCAAACCGGCACCAGAGTTGCCAGAAGTAGTGCTACCAACAGGTGTGTTCAACACTGCATTCAAACCAACCATTGCTGATGGGAACGAAGAGATTGTGGCAGTGGAAGCAGCAGTCACCGCAGCCATTTTGAACACTTGGTCAGGATCATCAGCAACGATCGCAGTAATGTCACCAGCGGCAACGTTACCGGGATAGTACTGAGCGTACTGACGGTTCTTGGTGGTTGGGTTTGTGTAGTAACAGCCCAAGAAAACACCAACTGTACCCTTGCTCACCAAGCTAGTGCTTGTTGAAGAAGGGATGATAAAACCAGCGTTAGAGCCAGTTGTGCCCAATGTAACCAAGTCACCGTAGTAAATAGCAGTGCCGTAGTTATAGGAAATAGGTAGATTGCGGGTAGAACCAGCAAACACCTGACCACCGATCAGATTGACCGGCTTGACGCCGTAGGGGGCGTCGATGATGGGATAAGCCATAAAGGACTCCTAAAAATTATTTAGAACCAGAACCAAATCCTTGTCCGCGACTTGATGATGACTTGCGGTCAGCAAACAAGGGCATCCGAGGGTCATTATTTCGCATGAAATGGTTGTCAACTGAATCTATCTGGGCTTGAGATTGGTTGGCATAGTACTCAGCGCGGGCTTGGACGCGTTCCTTGGGGGCCTTGCAAAGCATCAGCCCACCAATTTCCACATTGCCGTTTGCGTTGTTACCAAACAAAGCCAATTCCGGATGATCCACTGCTTTCACCGGTTCATAACCATCGCGCATCTGTAAAGACACGTTGTTGGCTAATGCCTGACCTAGCACATGAGTCGCTACCCAGCGAAACGTGTAATCTGGATCAGGTGTCGGATCGGGCAGGTTGCTCGGCGGTACGTATACTGCACGAACAGATTTATCGCGTGTTTTTAAGTCACGTGTGATGCGGTCAATAGTATCAGCCATTTTGTTTCTCCAATTTTGCTAATTCAACAGCGTATTGCTGTGGGGTTAATCCAAATTTTTTAGCCAAGGCGACTTGCGTTGGCGACATTTCAACTTTTCTTACCCCAGACGATCTGGTCGCCGAAGCGACTACTGTTGCAGCTTTTTTAGAGCCATCAACCGATTTAGGCTTTTCTTCCTTCCCAAATACTTCTGGAAAAGTTGATTTAATGCGAGCATCAATGCGCTCGAAATATTCGTCAGAGCGAGGGTCAACCCCCGAGTTCACTAGTTTTTGATGCAGCCCTAGAGAAAAGCTGGTTAATTCTTCATACCCCGGTTGACCGAACCACTGGTTTTTTGCTTGCCAGCGCAAGGTTTTATCGTCGATCTCTTGTCGGGGTGGAGGAGATGACCTGATTTGTACATCAATATCATCTTGTTGTAAAGGGGTAGGTCTAAAGTTTTTTGCAGCTTCTACACGCATCTTGGCGTCTGTCAGGGCTTCTTGTGCCTCCAACAGAGCGTCAGAATCGCCTGCTTCGTATGCTTCTTTGTACTTACGCTTGGCATTTTCAAGCTCAGCATGTGTTGCTGCCTTGATTGTCTCAGCGTATGTCTGTTCACCCGTGCTTACGTGCTGTTTGAGACGCTTGTTCTCTTCCATGATGTGCTGGGCAATGCGCTCCAGCTCTTGTTTCTCACGTGCAAGGGCTTCTTTGGCACGGCGCTCGTCATGACGTGCGTGTGTCAGCTCTTTGATGCGCTTTTTTACGCCATCAGAGTACGTATCCAGCTCATCATCTGAGGGATCTTCGACATCACGATCCAAAGGCTTGCGGCCTCTGTCTTCGGGGGGTGTGTCATCGACGATTTCGATCTCAATTTCACCACTTTCGTCGTCTTTTTTCGACGTTGGCTCATCAATTTCGTCGGGAAACTTAAATTCATCTTAGTTGCCATGGTTTTCCTTATGCGCGGGTCAAGCCGCGAGGGTCTAACACTACTGCATCAACTTGGTCATCGTTGATGAGACGGAATTCCTTACCAAATATCTTAAATCTGGTGCCGGAATACGTACGTACCAAGACGAAGTCGCCTTCTTTACACCATGCTCCGTTAGGAAACTTGGCGGTGTCTTTATACGCATCGGGGCCTACACGCAAAACGAACAACACCGTGGTGGCGTGCTCTTCTTGGCGCATAGTGGTTGTATCTCTCACGAGATCAAGTGATGTACCTGCAATCTTTTGATCGACTTCGGGTACGACACAGAGCAACTTCCAACCTGTTGGGGTAGGTAGTGCACCTGCTTTGGTTTCTTCAGCAGCATCTTCCTCTGGGGTTTCCATTGGTTGAATGTGTGGCGGCAAGCTAATGCCGGGTGGCAGGATTAAACCTGAATCAGTTGTTTGCATCTTCGACTTTCTGTGCAAGGTCAAGTAAGTAACGCTCTGCTAGGGCTAGACCCTGAATCACCCCGCAGAGTTTTTGATATTCCTCGAATGTTCGACATCCACCACCAGCCAAATCATCGGCGTAGTTGTTCATGTCAGTGCGTATTTTGTCGCGCAATACACGTGCGAATTCTTGGATCATTTTTTAGGTTCCGTTTTAGGTTGGGTTCGTTGATTTGCCGCAGTGCGGGCTTGCAAAGCCATCTGCGCTTTGTTTCTTGCAATATCAGCGCCCAACTGCACGCCGGCCTTTTCTTGTTCAAACTGTTGTTTGGATTTGCTCTCGTTGATT